CCGTGAAGGCGGCGATGATCTGAGCATCAACCAACTTCTTGAGCGTGTTGGACAACTGGCCCTCGATCTCACCCGTGACTCCAGCGAGGAACTTCCGCCCAATGAACCGGTCCAGCGTGGACCGAGCCTGCCGCTGCACCTCGTCCGCGATGGTGGTCACGGTCGGGGTCTTGGTCAGCACATTGGTCATGTCGGTGGTCAGACCGTGGCGGCACTCGATGATCGCCTGCCGCTGGCTGAACACCGTGATCCCCTTGACTGCGATCTGGTTCTGCTGAACCGCATCGAGGGTACGAGCCAGTTCATCGAAGCCGAAGATCCGACCACGAGTCCACGGGGTCGCCACATCAATGGTCGGAGCAGCGCGGTTCCCAGCCCAAGCGGCGGCGAGGTAGGTGCCGTCCACGAGGTAGGAGTCCGTGGTGCCGTCCGCCCGCGACAGGGAGAGCGTCAGGATGTCGGGGTACAGGAGACGCATCCGGCTACGAGCCACAGCCTGTGCCGTGATCCCAGCGTCGTTGGGCTGAGTACCTGCCGAGAAACCACAGATAGCGGTGCGCTCTGCCCGGTACCGGATGCTCGACTGGATGTCACAGTGCCGTGCGAGGTACTGGAACAGAGTCAGGCTGTCACCCTTGAGCGGGATGATGGTGTCGGGGAACACACCACCGGGGGTCGCCCCTTCCACATCGTCAATGGCGGCGATGAAGGCGCTCTCGGAGGCCGCATCGAACACACCATCGGCGTCCGTGTCCGTGTCCTTCTGCACCTGCTTGATGGCGATGAGAACCGCACCGTTGAGCACCGCGAGGTAGGACGCGAGGCTGACCGGGTTCTGCGGGGAGGCCGAACCGTAAGCCGCCTCAACCGAGGACTGCTTGGTGAACAGAGCCGTCGAGTAGTCCTGCTTCTGGTACTGGTAGGAGATGTAGTACACATCGCCAACCGAAGGCTGGTTGCCACCCTTCTCGTGCGTCTCCACCAGCGCGGTGTCTCCCACCGTGACTCCGCTGGTGTTGGCGACGATGACCTCCACGCCGGGGAGCGTGTTCACGGGCAGGTTGCTGTCCGTGGTCACGACCGCCCGAACGGTGAAGGTCAGGGTGCTGGTGCCGCCCGTCGGGTACGCCGCCCCACCTGCACGGGGCAAGATGGTGAAGGTCAAGCCCGTGATGGCATCCCGGTAGGTCTGGCCGACGATACCGTCCTGACCCGTCCCGCTGTTGAGCACCGAGGTGTTCGCCGTACCGGAACCGGACACGGTATCCGACGAGGTGACATAGTAGCCGTCGATGGCCGACTCACCCGTGTTGCCGTCGCCGTCCACGACTCCGAGGCCGACACCGGGACGAAGCGCGGTGCTGGACTCAAAGGCGACACTGGACGAAGTACCGGCACCAGCGTTGCCAAGGCTCTGCACGAACAGGTACTTGGCGTTGGCGTCGTCCGCGACCGTCTTGGCGAGGGCGTCGGCGGCAAAGGTGGAGTCAGCCATCAGGCCGCTCACCAGCACCTCGACAGGGAGAGCGGTGCGGTAGGCCACATCGCCCGCGTCGAATCCGAGGACATCGTTCGCGCTGCCGTCACCGATGACGATGGTGGCCGACGATGCCGAGGATGCACCCCGGAACCGGATGCCCGCACCCTCTTGGAGCACGGCACCGGAAGGCATCGCCGCGTCGATCTGACCGAGGATGCTGTTGCCATCCGTGATCGGACCCAGCGGAACATCTGCCGAACCACCTGCCGGGATGGCAACACCCGCAGAGTCGGTGAACTCGATGGTGACCGGGGAGCCCTCAAAGGTCATCTTGAAGATGTTGTTCTGGGGGGTCGTGCCACCGTCGGCGTAGAAGGTCACGAGGGGCTGACCCGCCGCGTCCTGTCCACCGGACAGACCAACCTCACCAAAGAGGGTCGGCTCCATGACCGTTGCACGGATGCCAGCCTCGGCCTCCTCGTTGGCGGTGAGGGCAGCCTGCGCGGCTCCCGTTCCACCAAGCACCTTCAACTGGCACTGGTCGAGGACGAACTGGCCGTCCGTCGCCTGACCGGGGGTGAGACGGTTGGTCAGGATCAGACGGTCGTAGACCTTCTGACTCGTCACTGCACCCGTGAAGGTGAAGGTGCTGGCGATCTGGTCGTTGTGCAACTTGGCCTGAGCACCACCAGCCCCCGCGATGTCCAGCCCTGCGAGGATGCAGAAGTCCTCTGCGGCAGCGGCATCAGCGACGAACTCCAAGTACGCTCCGAGAGAGGCGGGGGCGTTCGACTGTGGGATCAACTTGAACGCCAGACGCCCGTTGGAGTCAGCCTCGACCATGACCAGAGGAGAAAGGCCAGCGTCGGGGGGTCCTGCGAGTGCCGCCCAAGCCGTGTCCACAGCGTTCTGCATGGCCGTCTGCACGGCGCTTGCGAGATCGGTTGCGGTGTAGGTGGGAGCAGACGGAGCGATGGTGGCAGCGCAGACGAGGGTATCGCTACCCACGATGCGGAAGTTGATGGAGTCGAACTCGTTGAGGGCGATGGTCACCGGGGCGAGGAAGCGGGTTGCTCCCTTCATCACCGGGAGAGCGCCCTCGTTGTAGAGCACATACTCCGCAGTACCGGGAGCACCTGAAAGACCCGCACCGAGAGTCGCAATCTTGGTGGTTCCGTCGTAGGCGGTGACTGTTGCGGTGTCACCGACGGTCGCTGCACCCGCAGTCACCAGCCGGATCGTCCAACCGACATAGTAGTCGTCAATGGCCGAAGCGGTGGCGTCCAACTGCACCGAGGTGGCCGAAGCGCCCGCCTGCAAGGCGAGAGCGGCACCACTGTCGTCCCAGTCACCGAACGCTGCACGGTTGATGGCGTCAGCGTAGGCGCTGACTTCCACACCGGAAGCGATTTCTGCCTGCGCCTGCACCAGCACACCGTCGATCTGGAGGTCGAGGGCGTTGTTCGTGGCGTCGATGTCGTAGGTGGTCTTGCCGCTGTCGGCATCGTACTCGACCTCGCCGCCGACGAGGGTGGCGCGGAAGCCCGTACCGTTGCCCGTGGGATCAGAGAGGTCGCTGCTGACGGTGCCACCGTCGATGGCGATGTCCAGCGTGTCCGACTGACCTGCGATGGCGTAGTAGTCGCCAGCACCCGGCACCGCGTACTTGGCGAGGGTCGCGTCCAACGAGGCGAAGGTGACGGTCACATCCTCCTCGACAGCCCCGGTGAACAGGGTCGCGTCGAACGGAGCCTCAAACCGGAGATCCGGGGTGCGCTCGCTGCCGCTCGGGAACTCCACGGTGACGGAGGCGAGGGCTGCGCCCTTGCTGCCGAACTGCGGGGTCAGGAGGGTGTAACCGTCCTCGTTGAGCATGGTGAATGTGCCGACGCCACTGGCACCAGCGGTCACGCACTCGACCGAGTACGCCTGATCTACGAGGGTGTTGTAGTAGAAGGTCGCGTAGACCGTGGCTCCGACCGGGACGGCCTCTGCCAGCGTGATGGTGCTGGTCGAGGACTCCACCTTGGTGACCGTGACACGACCACGATCCAGAGCGTCCTCGATGGAGTAGCCCCAGTAAGCCCACACGAGGTCAGGACGGTCGGTCGGGAGATCGACCCGTCCGTTGGCGACCTCGCTGTATGTCTCCGAGGAGAGCGGCGTATCACGACCGTTGCCCGTGGTCGGCTGGAGCGGGAGGGTGAACTCCTTGCGGCTCTCGACCGGGGGCGCAACGCTGGTGTCCACGACCGAACCACACTCAGCGAGGTACTGGCGAACATCCACGAGGGTCGCGCTGACCTGCGTGTCATCGAAGGAGGTTCCGCCAGCGGTGAGGGTGCCAGCCTCGATGGTGACTGCGGTGCCCCAAAGAACCTTGTCGTCCTTGAGAACGAAGTCCGCACCGTCGATGTAGTCGTTGCGGTCAGGAGTCACGCCGCACAGGGTCACATCGGTGACCCCACGGTGGGCGAGGTAGTCGAAGGTGTCCTGCCAACTGTTGAAGTAGTATTGGATGGTCACGGTCGCCCCGACCTCGGGGGCGAAGGGCAGGGTCACCGCACCCGACTGCCCGTCCAGAGCGGTGGGGATGACCTGCGTGCCGTCCACCTTGACGGTCACATCAGCCGGGTCGGTGGTGGTGACGCCGCCGTTGGAGCCGTCCACGATGGGACGCTGGAAGGTGTAGAAGACCTTGTTGCGAGCGGTGTTGGTGCCGCTGGAGAAGCCCAGCGTGGTGTTGGCAGACCCGGTGCCGATCACGATGTCGCGATCAGCCGTCAGGTAGAGCACCGTCTGACCGAGGTTGTCCACGGCTGTCGAGGCCGAGAGGCTGGTGCCCGTGGCTGCGCTGTTGATGAAGGCCGCGATCTGAGCAGCAGTCCAACCACCGCTCGGGGACTCGGAGATGGTGACGCTCACAGCGTCCTCGGAGTCCACGGTGAACAGCAACTCGTCGTTGAAGCCCTCAACGATGTCGTAGTTCTGGCCGACCTGACCGTAGATTTCCGGTGCGTCCTCGCTGATCTGGTCGGACACGGTGTCCGTGATCAGGGTGTCGGTACGGTTGAAGTAGTAGGTGACCTTGACCTCATCCGTGGCAGCCGGGGTCACAGAGAGGGTCAGGATGCCCCTCGCACCGTTGATGCCGAGAACCACAACGGGGTCGCCGTTGACGGTCACATTGACCTTGCTTGCGTCGGTCGCCGTGGTGCCCGTGCCGTTGCCGTTCACGATGGGGAAGTGCCGCACCTGCACTTGGTTGAGCGTGCCGTCGAACGACCCCAGCGTGACCGCACCCGCCGCACTGATGGCGGTGACCGCACGGCCCGTCTCGTCTTCCTGCACGACCCGCTGATCCACAGAAGCGGAGGAGCCGCGAACGACCTCCAGAGCGTCTTGGAACAGGATCTCCGACCCGGTGCCCATGATCAAGGGCAGGCGGACGGACGCCGCCAGACCCGCAAGGGGGTCTTCAAAGAGGGTGCGGGTGTAGACGCCGGGGGGCGCGTAGATGCTGCCGGGGATGTTCGCCATGATGGGCCTCGTAATCTTGTCCCAGCACGGAGCCGGGTAGGTGCAAGCGCGGGTATTTCACG